GGATCATTGACATTGAACACCATGGACAAGATCGGGAAGATGATGCAGACACCGCCCGAAACATGTCAGCCGCCTACGCTTTCATGGCGTGGGAACTTGAACAACGAAAGGAGGTGAAGGGTGAGCTTTAACGACAGGTGGAAAAGTGAGATACCCGACTACGCGCTATCAAGACAGCAAACGATAGCGCGTGAGGAATTAAAGACCTACACGCAAGCGTTTCGCGAGGTGGGTAGGTGGATTTTGCAGCTACAAGAAATAAAGCGAGGAACTGCACCACGGAGAAAGCCCAAAACGTGGTGCCCAACCCCGAACAAGGTGGCGTACAAGACTTTTGATGAGGCTATCAAGGGATGGATAACGGCTAGGAACTTTTTTGGAAGCGATCAGAAGGCATACAAGTGCCGATGCGGTAAGTTCCACAATGCAACGGTGAAAAGATAAGGATACCCGACAAGGAAGATCAAGCCCCACACGGGGCTTTTTCTTTACTTGCCCTCACGTGTCGCGTTCCTTTTGTTCGCACCCTTCACGTAGGCATCCATCGACTTTTCGCCTACTTGTAGCGTCAATTGGGTTCCATTCAGCGCATCCACCACCTGTTGACCCACGTTCTGTTGATTGTCCACGAATGCCGCTAAACCCGACTGAGCAGCACGTGGAACTGACGACGCGCCCGAATTGTTGGCAATGCTTTGTTGCTCCTGCTCCTTCTTTGCGTCCGCACCCTTGAACACGCCCGACAAGATGCCCGACAAGCCCATAAGCGCAAGGCCCGCAATCGCAAGCGGCAATGATACAGGACTTGGGGCGGTCGCGGCGGTATTCAATAACGCCATGCCTGCCATTTTTGGGATTTGCACCGCCATTTCACGCAGCACAGCCTTAATTGCGTCGCCAAATCCGCCGCCCGCAGTGATCGCATATCCGATAGCCTCGGAGATGGTGTAGCCCATATCGATGGCCATTGATTTGATACCGTCTTTCAATCCCGCAAACGTGTCGGCAACGGTCAATGCAAATGCCTTGAATTTGGATGCTGTTGCGTCAAGTTCGCCCGTCATTGCGGATGGATCAAAGGCAGCACCGAGCGAATCCATTGAGCGGGCGGGAAGATCGCTTGCGTCCTTCATCAATCCGCTAATCTCCTGCACCTTTGGCCCGATTGCGTCTACCACGTTGCCGAACTTTGCTATTTGAAATTCGACTTGCTCGATTTGTCCACCTAATTTGATACGATCAAGTTCCGAACCCGTCGCGGCGAATGCCTTTTTGAGTTCCGATAGTTTGGCGTTCAGCGCGTCAATCGATCCAGCAGCAGGGCCAGCCGCCTTTGCCATTGCGCCCGATAGTTTGGCGTTCAGCGCGTCAATCGATCCAGCAGCAGGGCCAGCAGCCTTTGCCATTGCGCCAGATAGTTTATCCACCGAATCGGTAACGCCGCCCGTAGCCGCCGCCGTAGCGCGGGCCACAAGTGCATAGTTCCGCATATCGCCCGCCATCCGAACTGTGGCCTCGGCTTGCGATAATCCTGCATATCGGCTAAGATCGATTTGCTTTGTGAATCCTTGAATTTCGGGGATTGTCAGCCCGTTCGCTTGCCCCAATTTTAGCACCTCTTCGCCCGCATATTTCATGGTGGCGGTGTATTGCTCCATTGCGGTGATCGTACCACCGCCGCCGATGCCTAGCTTATCGCCGACCCATCCGATAGCGTCGCCCAACATCCTGAATGGCGCAATCAGAACATCAACCGCGCCCATCAAGATAGGCGAATTGCTCACAAAGTCCTTGATTCCAGAAACAGCCGAACCGAATGCGCCCGCAACAAACCCGATCCATTTCCAAGCGAGTTGAGCGGGGATTGTGACAAACTTCAGCACCTTCACAACAGTCCCGACAATGTTTGCAAATTGACTGCCTCCCTCGCTTGCCATTCCGAACGCCTTGAAGATCGAACCAAACGCACTGATTGCGTCTGCCATTGGTGTATAGATTTCGATGAATGCCTCCCGAATTGAGTTCATTGCAGGAACAAATCCTTTAATAATGTCGTCAATCACAGGCTTGAGCGATTCGCCAAACTCCATCATCACGCCGCCGATACGGTTTTGCAGTTCGGTAAAGCTGTGCATGAGGGTAGCGTTTCTAATTTCGGCCTGTTTGTAGGCCGCTTCCGTTCCCGTCACCTTTTTAGTCAGTTCGGTATAAACGCCGATATTCCCAAGGATTGTTTTAGCAGCGTTAACGTTTGCCTCTTCGAAAATGTGGGTTAATGCACCCGTGTCATTCATTGCCTTGCCAACTTCACGAAGTCTTTTTTCCAGAGGCAGCGTAGTGTCGGCAACAATGGCCGCATTAATTCCAAGACGCTCCATGTCGGCCAACGCATTAGGTGACAATATTTCAGCGTTGGACATTTTCAGCAACATCGTCCTAAGCACTGTTCCCGCCTCCGCACCCATAATGGACTTGGTAGCAAGGGTTTGGATAAGTCCAATACTTTCCTCAATGCTTACATTTGCACCCGCCGCAATTGAACCGAACGATTCCAATGCTTGAGTACTATTCGCAATCGTTGACGATCCCTCTAACGCGCCCGCCGCCAACACATTGACGAACTTTCCAGCCTGATCCGCAGCCGCGCCGTATTGGTTCAGTGCAGACACAGCCGATGAAGCCGCATCAGGTAACGACATTCCAGAGGCTTGAGACAATGCAATCGCCTCTTTTGTAACGCTTGCCAATGCCTCCTTTGATGCCAATAATTCAGGCTTTGCCGATCCGATCAATTCGAAAGCCTTGAGCGTAGCTGCCGCGCCACCTTCAACGCCAATTCCTAATTGTTCAGCTTGGTTCTTGAAAAATTCCAAGTCCTTGCCCGTTGCGCCCGTGATCGCTGACAAGTCTTGTGCGGCTTGCTCAAAGGTTGCGAACGCAGCGACAGAATCCTTGGTAAAGTCCCACACAGCGCGCACACTAAACGCACCCGCCGCCGCCGCCGACATTTTTTTCAATGCACTAGACATTAACCCCGTAGCGTTTGACGTTGCGCGGCTTGCGCGTTTCATGTCACGCTCGTAAGCACTTACGCCCGTGGCTTCTACATTAATCTCAATATCACCTTGCGCCATTTGGTCACGCGACAACAGAGCCGCACGGCAAATTAACGATTTTTGCGCTTATCCTCAGCAGCTTTGGCAATTGCAGCCATACGTTCGCGGTCGGTTTGCAAGCGATCTTCGCCCAAAACCTCTTCTTGTCTGCCTTGCATGATCTCGGAATAGGCTGTTTTGCCATCCTTCAACATGCCTAAATAGTGCATAAAGCTGGACAACGTGTAATTATGTAAGGCGTACAGCTCAAAAAACGCCTTTGTTAATGCCTCGTTTTGATCGTAGACAAGCCGCTCAGATTCTTCTATCAGTGATTGCCTAGTGGGTTCGTGATCCCACAATTTTTTCCAATGCTTGCCGCCTAGCTTACAGTTTCCAAGCCGCGCAACCGCTACGGCTTCACTTGTGGCGGTTGGTCGTTTGGGGAGACTTGCCCGTTGATTTCTGCAATCTTTGCATCGATCATGTTGAAAAATTCGGGTTGGGTTTGGATCAGGTCAGCCAATTTCGTCACTTCATCGCGGCCAAAGGTCGTTCCGTCTTCATTCAGTAAGCACATCGCATAAACGTAGCTTGCAAGCGTCTTGATTGCGATCTTGCAGACTTCCAAATCGCCTTTGGTTTGCACCTTGTTCAATCCGAAAATTTCGATCACTTCGACGTTGCCCCGTGTGCTGAACTCGATCCACTGTTTGAGGTCGTTGTCTTCGATTGGTTCGTTCTTGACCTGTTCCGGCAAGTCCTTCAGAATCGCCTTTGCATCCTCAATGGTGTACACCGCCGCCAATGCGTTCGTGGATTGCGTGATCTTGCGAACCTTGAAAGTGAAGCCCTTGAACTCAATGCTAGGGTACGATTCGGCGACAACTTCGAACAATCTGGAAAGACTATTTTTTTCACTCATGCAGCAAAGATACAAGTAAAAAGAAAACCCGCAAACGGTGAGAATGCGGGTTTTCGAAAACATCGGCGGTCAATCAATCAAAAACCCGCCGTTGCACATCAGGAAAGAACGCCTTGCTAAAGATTGTGACTGATGCGCGCTCGCTTTAAGATATTGAACTTAGTTTTCGGGGTTCGCGCCCCTATTTCGCCTCGTTTGCTTGCATCAAATTCTAGTTTAACATTCTCCATGTTCACTACCTTGGGCAAACGAGGCCCGCTAATTCGAAGCCAGCGGGTTAAAGCTTATTTTCAATGTCACCCCTCCGCAGATGGAGGGGTGGGTGGGGGATTAATTGGAGCCTACCAAAATTGACTTGATAAGCTCGATGTTTTGTGATTGGCCCTTCATCTCGCAGTTGATTTGCAACCAATGATCTACGCTGTCCCATTGTTGTGCAATCAACACCTCTTCAACAGTGCATTCGTGAATGGCTGCATGGCTTACAATTGCTTTGAAGTGGCCCGCGATTTTTTCGATTTGTCCGATGGTGTGAACGTTGCAGGTCAAAGGCATATCAAAAATGACTTGTTTGCGAACTTCTTTCATCAAATTGCCAATTCTTGCGTCGATGCCTTCGATGGTGGTGGTGTAAATCGTTGCGTTTTTCATAACCGTGTATCTCTTTAGCGTTTAACAATACCCAAAGATACAGCTAATTTTGATACGTGCAACAAAATCAAAAAATATTTTCAACTTTTTTTCATCGCCCCGAAAATTTGCCATTCGGCTAAAATTCACCAACTTTGAACAATGGCCCAAAACGGTTACATAGATCAGTACATTCGATTCAGGTTCAGGGATCGCACGGGCGCAATCGTCACGAACCGCGACATCAACGGCGTCGTGATTTCGGGCGGCGTGTTCATGTACTTTTCGAACGACGAAGTGAAAGGCCGAATCACCGAGGCCCGAACGGCTCTAAACACGCTCTTCACCACCTACGGCGGCAACGTCGCGGCGGCTCCATCATTGCAGCCCAGACGGTTTGATTTTACGATCAACACAGATAGGGCTGTCACCTTTGAAAAGCTGAATCTAATCAACAAGTACATCGGGCTAGGCTATCGGGCGGAATTCTGGATCTTGTCGGGCTACATGCGCTATGACGCGCCGACCGATGATCTGATTGAACAATCGGCACTCGCTACATTGTCATACGCGATCATCAACTATCGCGACGGTGAATCAGCACACCAATCGATCAAGCGGGGTTTCTCGTTTGTAAAAGGCGTAGACGTGAATCTAAGCGTTTACGAAGGGCGGCAAATGCTAATCCCTTCACTACCATCGGCGGGCGATCAAGAAATAGACAACGTTTCAGGCATATGACAATTTACGATCTTACAGACGCGCAAGTCGCCTACCTCGCAACCGTTGCCGACGACGAAATGATGGGCCGTTTGCTCAAATTGGCAAACATCAACACCACACTACAAAGCCTCATTGGTGAATTCAAAAGCACCACAGCACCCCAAAGCGTCCAAATATCGGCGGGAGTGGTAACGGTGGAGCGGCTTGCAAAGATCAATGTCATTCGCGTAGACACCCAGGGCGGCGCACTTTCCACGGATGATCTTGGTACCGTCGCGTGGTCAGGACAAGGTGGCCCAATCGCGGGCGACACTTACATATTCTTCATTGAGTCAGCAGGGCGGCGGGTTAATTTCACGTCGGCGGGCAATCTCAACGTCAAGAATTCAACACTTGAACTCGCAACACTTGACAGCCTGATCGAATTCGTTGTTGCGCCCGACTTGTCACTTTCGGAGGTGGCCCGACATCCTGCAACCGACACCGCCGACACGTCACCAAGTTCGGCCACGGTGTTTGTAGATTCGACCGATTCGATCTTTGCAGCCGCGCGTGTGCTGACGGTGTTTAATTTGTCGGGTGAAGTGTTGGCAGAGGGGTCAGTTACGATCGACGCAGGGTCGGCTTACCCTTGCACCGTGGCGGCATCTATTGACGAAGGGAATGGGCCTTTTATTATCGGCAGCTATACGGCATTGGTTGCCGATACCGAGCAAGACATCGCCGACGGTTTGGCGGCTTCGATCAACACGGGCGCGGCTTACACGGCATCCACGGCGGCGGGCGCGGTTTGCACGATCACCGCACCAATCGGGACGGGCGCAAGTGCAAACGCTTACACGTTGACCACGACAACATCCGGCACGATCACCACCACCATCGCAGCAATGGGAACCGTCACGGCGGGCGTTGACGGAACGGAGGCGGCGGGCGATTTGGAGACGATCACGGGCGGCGAAGATGGGCCGTATTACCTTTTCAATGGAATGTCGGCAGCTACATTGACATTGGTCACGGGCGGCAACATCCTAACGGGGGTCGCGGTCGCGGCTCAACGGTTTGTTTTACTCTTAAAAGTGGGGGCAAATTTTGCCTTATCTGTATGATCCTAGAGAAATTCACAGCATCCAAAGAGGTCACGGCTGCATTAAACGACCTATCAAAAGCGGCTGAATTGAAGGGTTACGACCTTGTGAGGGTCGAAATCCACAGCGCAACCGAGTTCAGCGCGAAGCCTTACACCCAACTAGGTACGCGAATTTATCCTTGGTCGCTTGTGGAAATTCCCGCAAGTGTGCATCTAATTGGTGATTGCAGGTTTGCAGTCGTTACACCACCAAAAGTAAAAGAGAAATGAAAAAGCTCGTTTTGTTCCTAATCTTTGCCCTTGCAACTGCCTATGTCGTGTTTGGGCAAGATTCTTTGTTCATCGGCACGACACAGACCGACGTTCTGCAGGGTGATTTGATCGACTGCTATCAATACCAATGCAGCCCGACCGTCTCGCATACCTACATCGTTGCAAGTTCCTACAATGGGGCAATTGACATCGGCGGCGACGGGATGGCTGAGGTGCTGATAATGACAGAGAACTACGTGCATTTCGACACCTGCGCCAACCTTACCCAATGGGCGGGCATGGAGCTACGGTTGCTGTTTGACTTCCCGCAAGGCGCGCGCATCATTATCAACAGTTACGAAGGGGCAAGTGTTACGGTATTCAGCAAAACCGATTCAATGGTAACGCGCCAATTGCCGTCACCGATCGCATTCACCGACACCCTTTGCACCCTCCCAACCGCGATCACCGAACCAACCCAAACCCGTCGTCTGTTCGAGTTTGACGGGCAAACGTGGCGACAGGTCACTGCGACTAGGCCGAATATGCTTTATAAGGAATTCTGATAGCTCATATCCATAGGAAAGGCCCGAATCTCGGGCCTTTTGTCGTTTAAAATGGGGCGTTGGTCGAAGGAATTTCCAAATGAAAATGAAAACCCTATATTTGCCGAATCGGTGGGCTTGCAACCATTAAAGCCGATGACCACGGGCTTAGGGAAAATTAGCAAGATAAAGTATGCAAAAAAGCATCATATTTACGTCAAATCACTCTAAGGAAATTCAATGGTCATTTCCCAATTACCAACAGACACGGCAGGAATCGCGACACTATGGCGACTCATTGAGGGTCTTAGCCACGCAACAGAGGGCGTATCACCTGAATCAACAGGCGGGGAGGGTTTCGAGTTCGGGCTTAAAGCTCTTGTCGTTCTCCTTGCTCTTTTGGTGTTGGCTATCTTTTGCCTTGGTGGAGCCATTATCTACATTTTCAAGCAATGGCAACGAGGTCAGGAGGCTGGAATCAAAGCCCTTTCAACCAATAAGGACAAAACAAAGCAAGAAATCACCGAACTACTCAAATCCGAGCTTGGCAATTCCCGCGCTGCTAACGCCGCCGATTCTGCTAAACTCCAGCGCGGAATCGGCGAACTCTCAAACGCTGTCAATCTTATCATCTTGGATCTTGTTGTCTTAGCGGGAAAGGCAAAAATTCCGCTCCGATCAAGTCCCACGCATATTACCAAAGAACCGCCGAAGGAGGGCGAATAAGAAAATGGCTAATCCAATCGTAAAAATCAACAGCGAGCGCATACAGCGAAGCGCCATCGAATCATGGACAGAGCCGCAAGGCAAAGCCAATGAAATCACGCTTGGCCTCGTCAGTGGCCGCAAAATCGTCATCACGTCGGAAACGGCAAGCGAAGCGCGCAAAAAGCTCGCAGTGCTTGACAATCTGACAGAGATTGACGACATCGACGGGCTGTAAAACTCACTACGACCAGCACGGCGGCGCATCTTGCAAGGATGCGCCGTTTTTTTTGAAAAATAATTCACTTTTTTTTGGTTTGGTGTTGTTTGTATCAAAAATAGCGTTAACTTTGTCATGTACTTAAACGCTAAAGAAAATGGATACGAAAAACATCATCATCGCAAAGTTCAACGAAGATCGCGAATACAGCTTGGAGCTTGTTGAAAAAGAGCGATTCAACACAATTCTTTCGTCTTCTGATTTCTTGAAGTTGGTAATGACCGAAATGGTAAATCCTGACAACTTCGCAAAATACCACGAAACACAGGTGCTTAGCTTTGATGGCGGCATTGAAGGCTACATTACCAAAATGGCCTATGTGGTTAAGTTCGAGCGTGGACATCAGGCATCAGGTGCAAGCGATCAAATGATCGAAGACCAACGCCAAGCCCGCAAAGAACTCTACAACATCATCAAGTAATTCACCACCCCAAAAATCAACATCATTATGAGAACATACAACGTCAAAATCGAAAACAACGGCGAACTAATCGCCACCTGCGAATTGAAGGCGATCAATCAGGTAACCGCCACGAAGTTTGCAAATGCTTGGAAGCGACGCGAAAACCACAAAGGCGTAACAACAGTTGCGCGCGATTGGTCAAAGCGAATAGATTAACCACACCACCCCCACAACCCGCCCCACAAAGGCGGGTTTTTCTTTGCCGTTTTTTGTATCTTCGCACCATGCCCGCACTACGCCCAGCGATACCCTACACCCTCACGACCGCCTCAACAGTGGTCACGGCTACGGCATTTCAGGGAATCGAAGACGCGATGACACACCTTCACCAACGGGGAAAGGTTGTTCTGTGTGCAGTCGGGAACAACGTCAGGGGCGGCACGTTGCCATTGTTCGGGATGGGCAATGCAGGCATTCACACCTACCAAGGGCCGCGAGAAATGGCCGTTGTGTTTCAGGTTCCGAGCGGCTACAACAGATTTTCGCTAGCGATGGGCATCCATATTCCCAACGCGCTCAGCGCGGGCAACGTCGTCAGGGTTCCGAACTCAACGGCAGGATTCCGCTACCGCGAAGCGTACTATGAGATATTTTCGAGGGACTACGGAGTGAACAACGCCGAAACGATCTACGCAGACGGTGAAATCCCCATTCCGCCAAATTCGGGGCAAGTTCAGCAGATGGCCTTTTCGATGGGATTGCAACTCAAGACAACCACGGGTGCAGATTTACCCATAGGGACTACCATTAACACGGTCACGGGCGCGGGGTTTGGCTTCTACTATCTTTGCATGTCAGCCTATAAAGACGACCAATGCTAACACGAACCATATCCGCATATCCATACGCAGGGCACGCCTTTGTATGTAACGACATTGCAGGGATCGCAGACGTGCAAGAGGCGATTGATTCGGCCCTGCATGTCATCGAGTTCGGCAAGCCATCACAGACGGGCCAAATGCGCCTACAAAACGAGGGCGGCATTATGCGTGAGCATCCTGTGTTAGGCAACTCCGACGGTATGCTTATTTTTCCGCCGTTCAACTTTGTCAAAGCGGCAATCTCGCTGCACCCGTCATTACCACGTTACACGATTGTCGCTACGGCAAGGCTGCAAGGGAGTGACGAATTTACGGTGGATGGCGTGACAGGGCCGGGCGGTCAGTCGTCTTGGTGGGAGGTCGGAATAGGAGCGTATAATGCGGCTGGAATTCCGAGTTACGGCCTTGTAAATCGGTTTTTCAAGGATTACGTGTACTTTATCAATTCTTATTTGGGCTTTGGCTACGTTCCCACGGGCGTAGATTTGGAATGGGGGCCAATTGCAGGTACGGACATTTTCAAAACCGTCGTTATCACGGGAACGATTAATCCCGCATTGTTCGTAAACAATGCCGAAAACGTCGGCTATATCCAATTTGGCCTAAATTACCCAATGGCTCCCAATACCCTACCATGGGGCGGCACTGCAACCACGGGCGGGATATGCACCATCGCACCCGCTCCGCATCCGTCAACGGGGATTGATCTATTTTGTGACGGAATCGTTGATTTTCAAATTTACCTTCACAAGTAATGGCCCACACCCGATCACTCACTAGGCTAATCCCAACACTCACAGCCCCTGCAATGGGGCAAGATTGGAACAGCGCAACAAATGCCAACCCGTCAAGCTTCAACGACCTCGTGAACCAAATCCGAGGCATTGACGAAGCGGGTCACGAAATCGCAGCAGCATCGGGATCGTGCATCGGTGGTAGTGTTCGGCCACTAGTCGGCGATTGGGGCAACAACTTTGCACATACCGACCAAACACCACTTGCAATCATCGTGCAAATCCCTCACGGGATGACCAGATTCTCGATCAAAACGCATTACAATTGCTTCAACGCTACGCAGCAGGTGAGTATCTATCTAGGCAATCAAGCACTATTCGCAGCATCCACAACGGGCGAAAGATTCGACCTTACATCGGGCTTACTTGTCGGGCCAAACGTGGTGACAAGCGGGCAAATGGAAACCGCATTGCTTACAGTTCGATCACAGAAAGGCAATGCAGGAACTAACGCCACCAACCAAGGAAACCGATATTGGGATGGAATACTGAGTTTTTCGCTGTCTTTGTATCGGTAAAAAATATTTTTTGCAAAAGTGTTGACATTACAGAATTAGTTGTATCTTTGTCATAATTCCAACGGCGCAAACGGAACGAGGCGGCGCGGTTGGGTTTCTTTGACATGATGATTGCTTTGAAGGGGCTAAAGGGTTCGATTCCCGATGCCGAAGCTGGATGGCTGGCCGATGCCCCTTCAAAGCTAAAATATGATTCGATGGGGTTGGCGGAATTAGACGCTAACGAAATGGCACTAGGGAGAAAAAGGCGGGAAACCCGTTAAAACAGATGCCAACTGAGCCTTTTATCCCATGCAGGTAATTGGTCTAGCCCCAAAGAATCGATGTGGATGGTGAAAGCCAAAAGGTTTATCCTGCAAAGATGGGGTATAGTCATCCACAGAAATAGGCCCACGGGCTAAAGAAGTACCCAACGTCGCCGCATGCGGTGGACTATAATTGCACACTGAGAACGGGGTGCTGCGGAATCAGGGAGCGAGGTAACGTCTCGCACGCGCTAGAAGTTTGACAGGCTGGAAAGACAGCCAAATTGGGGCGTTAGGGCATGGGAAAGTCCACCTCTATTACCGAGGTCAAAGCGCGTTCGAATCGCGTACGCTCCACCAACTTATCAGCGTTCTTTCATCCTTACATTTACCAACGGGGGCAGAATTGGCCCCATTTTTCACCAAAATTCAAAATCCAATGAGCACCTATTTTTCCCTCACAGCGTCATTCTTGCGCCAAGCCGAAAATGGTTTGATTAAGAAAACCAACGAAGAATATTTGATAGATGCCGTATCGTTCGGCGAAGCTGAGGCCCGCGCAATTGCGGAGGCTTCAAGCGATGCCCGCGAATTCACCGTTAACAAGGTCGCAAAGTCGCCTATCAAAGAGGTGGTTTTCTACGGAGATACGGACCTTTGGTGCAAGTGCAAGGTTACGTACAGCCTGATGGATGAAGATTCCGAAAAGGAGTCCAAAATCACCACCTACATTCTCGTAAACGCCAAAGACACCAAGGAGGCATACGACCGATGCTGCGAACACCTCAAGGAAATGATCGTACCTTTCGAGATTCCAAAGGTGGAGGAAACCAAGATTGTGGATATATACCAATACGAGAAGCAAGCACCCGCCGGATACGTAAAGCGTGACCGCCAACAAGTGATGGACAAGACCGACAAACGCGTTCAAATGCTCAAGAGTTCGGGCGGTATTTTTCACGGCGTGACAGGAACGATGATAAACCGCAACGGCCACGAAGTGCCGATGCAATTTGCCGTGGATGCAACTGATGAACAATGGGACGCATTTATTGACGGTGACGAGGCGGACGTTGACTGCGCCTTTGAAGGCGATTCGGTGGAGGCTCACTACACGAAAACACCAACCGAGTACATCACCAACCCCAAAGCGGGATTGATTGACCCGACAGATGGGCAAGCGGTGGCGTTTGTTGCTGATCCCTTGCGCCTGTTGCTTGAATCCTTTGGCCTTACCGTATCTGATGAACAATTGGAGGAAATTGAGGAAATGCACGAGGCTTGCGGAATGGTTGAATTCAGCGAGTTCATGGAGATTGAACACGGGTTGTCTTTGGGCGATGCGGTTTTGGTTTCCAATCTGTTGAAATAGTTGGATTTTGAATAAGCCGCCCATCTGCGGGCGGCGATTTTAACACAAGACAATGAAAGCAAAGGAATACGCACAGCGCATCATTGAGGCGCCAAACAATGAAGATGCAGACAAGGCAGTTATCGAAACGATGAAGGGCGTTTTTGGTGAATTTGTGGCAATGGTCAAGGCAAGGAACGCCCAATTTGTTCCAGCAATTGCCGCTATTATTGGCGACTTTGACCGAAAGTGGCGCAACATTTACGACATGGTGAACAACGCCAACCCTTCGCACACGATCAGGCCAAAGGCAGCAGGATTTATTACCGTTGTCGGCGACTACTTCAAAAAGATCGACGCAAGGGAATGGCAACTGATCGAAAGCGAACTCAAAACGCGTAGTTTGTAGGTTTCTGTTTCTTCATAACGTCGGAAAGCCCGCTACTTTGGCGGGTTTTCTGTTTGCCGTACAATTCCGTACTTTGCAACCATGCCACACGTCTACGCACTCCCAACACAGCAACGCGACGCACTCGCACAAGAAGTCGCGCCACCAATCACCATTCGCGTACTGATGACCGCGACCTATCGGGACGTTGTGAGCTTCACGGGCGGCGTTCCCACGTTTGCAAATACCTACACCCGATTCCAATCAGACCTAACCACGCGACTATCGGGATCATTGAAGGTGGACACGTCGCGGCCAATCTTTCCCGATGGCGATCCGTTTGAGCGATCCGAGCTACAAATTCCGATCATCAACACCGACGGATATATCGCAGCCCTGCAAAGCGGCGCAATGATCCGGCTTGCTGACATCGATCAGGGCGTGATTGAAATTCAGGCAGTCATTGCAGGCGTTACCCAACCCGTGACCGTGTTCAAAGGTCGGATAATTGGCCCACCTACCGAGGAGTTAGGCTTATCAACGTTCACGATCGTGGACACCATTTGGGACGCGATCCGCCAACCCGCACTATACGAAGACTTTGGCAACATCGCAGGGACGCAAGCGATAGCCGTGGTAAACGGTTTGCTCAATGCGTCACACCGCACGGTGAACACCCTCGCAGGTGGTCACTTTTGCGTATATAATGGCGTGGTTCGTTTCGATTCACGAGGCGATACCGCGCTCAGGTACGAAAACAGCGACAGCACGGCGGGGGACTTAACTTCGATCACCGTAAAGAACCGCGCTAAGTTGGGTTTGTACACAATCACTTTCAGGGATTCGACAAATTATACAATCCTGTATCCTGATAACAGCGTTTACAACGGCTCAATCAACGCCGATGCAATCACGCCATTCATTGACCTGCTGCAATCGTCGTGGACATCGACAGCCTATACAGCGGGCCAAAAGATCACATTCCACGTCGGAGCAGCGTACAAGGGCAACCCGATCACCATCGCTAGGAACTTCATCGAAAAGGCATTGCTGAACAATTGGGGAATTGCGCCCGCTCAAACGATGCAGGTGAAGATGGACACCGCAGCCTGGAACGCAGCAGAAAACCGCTTCCACAGCTACACGATATTCCTATCAGAAACGAACGAAAATAACAGCGTATGGGAACAAAAACGAGGCGGCGGCAACATGCCCCTCAATTGCCTGCAACTCGCTCAAAAAGCCTTAGATCACGTTGGTTGTTTCCTGCAAATGCGTCAAGACGGGCTAATCTCGATCACGACTCCCTTCTTCGATGGTCGGCAAATTTGGGATTTGACAGGCGACAATGCGATACTATCCGGCGGCTTGAAAATCCAAGGCGGGCCACAATGGAATTTCCTCACTTTGCAATACGGCGAAGATAAAGGATCATTCGCGGCCACGGCCACCCACGATTTGCGCGTGTCGCCAACCGATGAAGTGAATGAGCAGGTAGTGTCGGCCCCGTATCTGAAAGCAGGTGCAAGCCGTTTTAGAGCGTCGTGGCTCATGGAAACCTACGTGCGACGGTATCACACAAGGCAGCAGAAAATCACAATCCAGACGACGCCACAAATGGGTTTACCGATGCTTTGCGGCGACGTGGTACGGGTTGTGAGTGACCGACAGCCCGCAATCAGTTTGATTTGCGAGATCATTTCCGCATCCATCGAAATCGGCGGGCCTTGCTCGTTCGATTTGGTTCCAATTCAGCAATACGAGGGCGCACCGTTTCGGCTTTGCGTGGCTCAGTTGGATCGGGAGCGGCTTTGGTAAACACAAACGGCCCCAATCGGAGCCGCTGTGATGAAATGAGTATACAGAATCAATCGAATGACCAAAACACAAGCAAAACAGCAGGAACGTAAGCCACAAACGTAGCATCATTGACCACGGCGGCGAAGATGATCGCGGCGGCGGATCCAAGTTTGATGAATCCGAGGTATGGCTTCAAAACGCTTTCCCGTGTTTGTGCGGACGCATTGCATTATAGCGCATTTTGGCGGCGATATGCGCTTCCAAATCGATGCCCATTCCCTCGCACAAGTCAAGGCAACGGATAACCGTGTCGGCAATCTCGTCTTCAAATGAGTTTTTGACGGAAACCTCAAACAGCTTTTTGAACGTCTCGGGATCAGTGATCGACAAAACCGAATCCACGTCACCGCGCGGCGTGTAGTGGTTTTTGCGGATTGCCTCGCAAGCCTCGGAAACCTCCGAATGAATCAGCAGCAAACGCGATTCGATAGACGGAGCGGGATCATAAAAGCCCTTGTTTTTTGCATTTCGATAGGCTGCAACTGCCGTTTCTTTGATGTTCATAACTTCGAATTATCGGTAAAATACGTGAAATTCCTAACCTTTGCCGCCTCGCTAGGCCGCTCCAACCATCGCCAAGGGGTGACAGTTCGCTTTGCACCGTTCGGACGTTTGGTGACTCTTTGGGATAGTTTCATCGGTTTGCCTCCTTTCCTGAGCGGCGGTTCCATGCGGCGATTGCGCCCTCTTTACTTGGCATGTCAGCCCACATACAATGCGAACCAATACAATCATCATCGTCACAGAATGCACTATGAATCTTTTCCGATGCCCCCTCAACTGCCAAAAACTCAGTTATTGCCTTCCCCCCACAAAATGGGCAAGGCAGCAACCCGTTTTCATCGGCCACGGGTTCGGGCGACGGTGACGGGTCGAGGAATTGTGGCCCCCTGAGGCTATCAATCATGGCATCAAACGAATCAAACGCACCGCGATCAAGAATGTCGTATTTGCCTTCATTTAGCGTGATTACATGCAAATTCATCGGCCACGTCGAAACTATCACGCCTTTTCCAGTATCCAAAAGCTCTTTCAGCCTCTCCCGACCTTGCGGGGTTGCTGCGCTTGTCCAATTGTAGCTCATGGCCTTTGTGATTTGAGATCCGAACCGAACACGCCATTTCGCAAAATCCAAGCCGATGAAAGTGGCGGGCGCGTCTTGAGTTTCTTGCCCGATTTTGGCGGGTTCACCGTCAAGTCATCCTTGACGATGATTTTTCTCATCTTTTTCATTTCCTTGGTGTTAAAAGTTCAACAATCCTATCCAATAGTGCCGCCTTGCGTTGAAGTTCGGCTAAGTCGTCGGGGGCGATGGCCATAAATGCGGGTTGGTGGTCGGGTTCATCCTTTGGAACAACCATCGCCGAACTGCCATAGATGCCGCCTTTGCCCCTGAATTCGACTTGATGCGTATCGGTTGACGTGTAGACGGGGTTTTGGGTAAGTACAACTCTACGGTGACCGCTTGCATCGTGTGCGCAATTGTTGCAAAGCGGTGCGCCACAAACAAGGCTACCCGCCGAAGGGCATTCGCCCGTCGCTTGATCGCCACAAGAAACACACCGTTCCGCGCTATGCTTTTTGCAAAATCTGCCGTGGCAATCCTTTCCACAAGGCCCAATCCACGCAAGCGAGTATGTGCATTTATCAGCCATTGCCCACCTCGCTTTCTTCATCCGATTTCCGCAAATGATCGCCGATCAGTTGATAAACAGCCGCTAATGCCTCGATGGATATGCACACCATCGTGTTTCTAATTCCGTCTTCATCCCAACACTTGATGGGCAACTCTTCGCCTTCTACAAGATTCTTTTTGAAATGCAAGAACGCTTGAGGCTTGTCGCTGATTGCGACGGTGACAACCGCACCACTTGTCAGCACGGTTGATTTTGCGATTGCTTTAGCCATTGGTCACCTCGCTTTCTGCCAATGCGATCAGGAGCGCGTCGGCTTGTTTGATTGCCACTTGCGCGGCTGTGACGTAGGATTCATACTTAAATGATGCGATCAGTTGGCTCGCTAACCATTCCCGCTTTGTCAGTCCGGTGTAGCCGAAAGCGGTTTCAAGGCTTGACGTTGGGAATGCGGGTTCTTTGCCCAAGTCCCTAGCACGTTTCTGAATTTCTGTCTCGTTCATACTCATTCAATTAATTTTTACAAAGCTAGAAAACATTTTGCGAATATCCAAATAATTCGTAAGTTTGTGATATAATTTAATTTAACATGAGTACAGAAATTAAAAAACAATTGCAAGCGACGGTCACAAAGCCGACGCGCATGGCAGATTTTACGGAACTTTTCGGCAAATATCAGTTCCAAATTGAGCAGATCGCCCCGAAAAAAGGCATCCAATCGAATCGTATCATTGCTTTGGCCGCTCAGGTGTTCGCAGCGTCGCCAATGTTGCAGGAATGCGACCTTAAAAGCATGATCGGGGCCGTGATGCAAACGGCAATGATGGGACTGAACCCCACACCACAATGGGGCGAGGTGTATTTTGTACCCTACGGAAAACAGGTGCAAATGCAGGTCGGCTATCAAGGATGGATCAAGTTGGCGACAAAATCCGGCATCCTGAAAAGCCTACGCGCCAACTGCATCTATGAAGGTGACCCACACACGACCGAGCTGGGCAGCGTCGCCAAAATCGTGCATTCGATGGGGCCAAACTACGGCGATCCTACCAAGGTCATTGCAGCCTACGCGATTGCCGAACTTCGATCAGGTGGTGAGCAGTTCGTGATCCTGAACAAGCAAATGATCGAACGCCTACGGATGAAAAGCCCAATGCAAAAGCAAGGTATGAAAGGCCCGTGGGCGACTGATTACGACAAGATGGCGCAAGCAAAAGCGATCAAGCAGCTTTTGAAGATGATACCACGTGAGGATGAATGGCGTTCGTTTGACTTTGTGGACGAGTCTATTGCCAGCCTTGACGCGCTGACACCCGATGGCCCGACCACGTTTGAATATCCCAATGAAGTTGACAATGAAGGCAGCGCAACGGTTGTCAATGAGCCGACCGATGAAGACCGACAGCGAGAGATTGACCTTTTTAACAGCAAGGCCCAATGAGCTTCAATGAAAAACAATGGCAGCGGCATATCGCTGAGCAAGATCAAAGGCTTACAATCGAGGCCAATCGAGACAAAGCCAAGCACGATGCGGGCAAGGTTGGCCCCGAAATCAAAACACACGATCGGCTTGCGGAACTTTTGGAGGCAAAGCGGGCGGTGTATTGGAATAGGTCTGTTCTTCCCGTCGCGGTGGTGATGAATTTGCAGTATTCCCTTGTCTGCCACTTGCTCAAAAATGGGTATTTAAAGGAATACGACCCGAAAGGAGGATTCAAGAAATGATCCTAGACCACGAAGCAAGGAAGTCCCGTATCGGGGCTTCCGAGGTGGCTGCTATCCTTGGCCACAACGAAAACATGAGTCCCTTAGACGTTTGGCTTGTCAAGACGGGGCGCAAGCCTCATTTTGAAGGCAATGAGCATACACGCAGGGGCAATCGTCAGGAGGCACAAATTTTGGAATGGTTGGCTGAGGATTTGGGGCTGGAAATTATCACCAATTGCCCGACACTGCATCACCCTGACGGATTGGCGGCGGCTACGCCCGACGGATTGCTTTACAAGTTGGATCGTAACCGATTTGAAAGCGGCGAGACCTTGATGATGTTTAGAGACATTGCAAAACCCGAGCTTGCAGAAGCCAAAAGCACCCTAAAAACGATCCGATCCGAGGAAGAAATTCCGTTGACGTGGCTGATTCAATGCCAATGGCAGATGCTTTGCACTAGGCTAAAGAAATGCCATCTGGCAATCTTTGGCCCGATGGTCAGCAACTACCAGCGGTTTGAAATAAACTTCAAAGAGCCGTTGGCCTTGGAACTTTTGCGCCAAGCTGAGGAATGGTGGCAGGTGCATATCGTCGGCGACAAGATGCCGGAACCAATCAGTGACGATGATTGCAAATTCCTTTGGCCGACCGACGATGGCAGCACCATTGAGGCAAGTCAGCCGCTTTACAAAGCAATTGCCAAATATCGCGACCTGAAAGCCATTGAAAAGCAAACAAAGGCCCAACTCGAAGACCTACGTTTACGGATCGTTTTGGCGATTGGCGGCGCAAAGTCAGTCAGGTATTCGGGCCAATTTATTGCAAGTTATTCAACCGATAAGCGCGGCCAACGGTCGCTGAGAACATGAAATACACCGACATCATCGCCGAAAGGCACGACATTTTAGAGAAAATCCTAAAGCTGAAAAAGCAGTTGAAGGAACTTGACCGCCCGATTGTGGAGCAACTGGCAACGGCAGAACCTTACTGCCATTATCACAACCCGATCGAATCGGCTGCAAATGAGGTGCGCAAAATGCACCTGAAACATGATCCTGCACACTTGAAAAATCTACTCAAATGAGATACTTATTCTTTGACACCGAGACAGCGGGCTTTAATGGCCCCATTTTGCAACTTGCTTGGATTTTGACCGATGAAAACGGCGAAGTCTTGGAGCAGCGCAACACACTTATCAATCATTCGATTGAATACGAGATCAATGAAAAGGCCTTTGAAGTGCATGGCATCTCAAAGGAAATTTGTGAGGCCGATGGCGTTGATCCATTCGGTGAACTCCTGCACCTGTTGGCCCAAATGAGCCGCGCAGATCGCATCATTGCCCACAACCTTGCGTTTGATTGGGACATGTTGGCAAAGGATCGGATTCGGTACAACATCACCGACCCAATGCCCGCTCATGAAAAGGTGTTTTGCACCATGAAGGCCACAACCGATATTTGCAAGATTCCCCACGCCAACGGGCGCGGCTACAAGTGGCCCAAATTGCAGGAGCTACAAAACCACCTATTCGGAGAAGACTTCGACGGAGCGCACGACGCACTTGCAGACGTAAAAGCAACCGCCAGATGCTTTTTTGAACTGAAAAGGCTTGGATTGTTGTAGGAATTTTGTAGATTTGTAGGAGAAATATAGTCGATTGGCGGACGAGGTCAATCGGTGAATGATACACAACTTACGCCCCTTTGGTGATAGCTCGTCCCTATCCCATTGGGGCTAATTTTTTGGAGGAAATATGCCAAAAGATGACGATTTTGACGGTTGCTGGAATTGCGGCAAATCACTAGGTATCAAATTAGTTGGTTGTTGTAGTGGCCGCGATTGTGGCTGCATGGGATGGCCGACAGAATATCCATTTTGTGATCTTGAGTGCCACAAGCAATGGCAATACAATAGGCAAGAACAACGGCGCCTAGACGATTTGAAACCAATAAAAGAGGGTGACGACCTTCCATTTTGACCTATGAAAATACCTGAATTCATCCCCTTTAAGTTCGGCAAGTTTGAATCCAACCTTCAACGCCGCCTCGGTGTTGTCGGGATTGGTCGATGGGCCTTGCTTCGTAAAGCGGTAGGCGAAACTCCAAATCTTACCATCGACATCAACGACATGATCGACCGCGAAACGCTGGAGCTTGACCTCGGATGCACAGCCGTTGAGCTTGTCGAGTTCCTTGAGTATTCCGCCGACCGTCGGGCAATTGACCGCGACCTATACGAGGCGGGAATAATCTGGATTGAGGGACTTGAAGACGATTTAAAGTCGTTTTATGGTGGAGGAAAGCGACCAATTCCGAAACGTCCCGCCATCTTTCGGAAAAATTCCGAAACGTTGCCACATCTTTCGGAAAAATTCCAAGACGTTCAAGAAACTATCGGAATTTCCGAACACGAACGAACGAACGAACGAACAGAACGAAAGGAACGAACGAACGAACAGGCGTTCGAAGACTTTTCTCCAATCACAAAACAGATTCAGGAGTGGGCGGAAACATTCGGCACAATCGGCAATCGATATAAAACAGAACCCGCCTACCTTGAATCGTTCCAACTTCTTAAAAACGAGGGCAAGACAGCAACCGAGGCCCATGAAATCCTGAAAGCGGCGGCGGCAAAGGATCGGGTTTTCTGCATCGCCACAAAACGAAAACGCAAAGACCCGCATTCGTGGCTGCAAAACCGCGATTGGAGCCGCGACTATGACAACGAAATGAAACTTTACAAAGAGGAAAATCAAGAAACTGCAAAAGGAGGAATTCAAAATGGAGCATCAAAAAACCACAGAGACGCAGCCCGCGAATATGCCAACGCTGCAAAACGACACGCAGAGGATTCAGGCCTATGAACGGTTCACGCCAATTGTTCACCAAAAAGATGCCCGCGAAACGATCACCACGGCACTGTTGGCCGTTTGGGTGAATGCCCGCATTGAGATCATGCAGATGGACGTTTCGATTGTTCCGGTCAACTCCAAGGAGGAATTCGGATTGATCGAGCGAATCGTCAAGCAGTACGGCACGATCACCCCTAGCGAGTTCGCCGAATGCATCCGTCTTGCTGCAATCGAAAAACAGCGCGCACTTTCAAGCGGGCAGGCCTCGTTTCCGAAGCTTTACGCAGCCGATTTTGAGGAACAAATCCAAAAACTGACCCTCAAAAAGCTGAAAGAGAAGGAAAACGCCCTGGAATTGCCAGCCAACACGGGCGGGAATGAGTTTTGGGGCGAACCCGCCGAGGCATTGGCCCGCGAATGGCCGAAGATTGCAAAGCAAACAAAAGCCGTTCAGCAGATTTCGCCATCGTTGAGGGATCGCTTTTGGTTGGGTGGTTCGGAAAATCAACGGGCGGCGGCGGTAGGCATGTTGCGGCAAATGGTGCAGGAGATGCGCGAGGCTGACAAATGGGATCAAAAGCAGGTCGATTGGTCGGCGTTGGCAATCTTTCAGGCCGAATACCGACTAGCCTATCCAAAATTCGACCGACTAATTGAATCGCAGATGGAATGCCCAATGAAGGCAAACGAGGTCAACGAACTACGCGACCGCACCCGATGGAAGATTCAGCAAGTGACCGAGGTTGGCGGAGAATGCGGCAAATTGACCGACTTTCCAGACGCGCAAGATTGCACGTTTTGCGCGATCATGGATGCATACGGCAAATTCAAAGGAGATTTTTAAACCAAAAATGAGTGAGATATGAAAAGCCAAAAAGAGTATCAAGTGGCCGCAAAGGCAGAAATCATCGCCAACGGTGGCAGATCGGTCGGCGTATTGGCAGAACTTGCAAAACAGGGATTGACCATGCACGACGGAACGCACCTTCCAAGGATTGCCCGACTGTTTTGCACCACGACCGATGCAGTCAGGAAGTGCGCCGAGCGACACGACGAGCTTTTGCAGTTCAACCAAAAGCAAATGAAACAGATCGAAGCGATGCGGATTCAGATCGTTGAGCTGAAAACTAGGCTTGCACAGGGAATCGGCATTGAAAACGAAGTCAGGGTTTGGGATATGACCAAAGAGGAGTTTGCGCAATACCTCAAGGAAACTTGGCACGAACCCGAATTTTTGGAGACGGTTGGTAGGAAATGAAAAAGGGGCGCAAGCCCCTCTTTCACTTCAATTTAAACCAAAACACTATGAAAAAACCTATCCTTTTTGCGCGGCTACGATTTTGCGGATGTCAATTCCCATCGATTCGGCAGTCTCCAATTCTGCCAAAAGCTGGGTATGTTCGACCTTCAAAGATTGATATTTCGTGTTGGTAGTCACCTGCATATTGCCCTTTGTGGAGCGACCGTGGCCGATAGTCGGGATGCAAGACAATTTCGCCACACCTGCAACGGTGAACGAATCACCGTGTTTGGTCATGGCGTTGATGATGTCGCGGTAGTTGTCCTCTTTCATCAAATCCAAACCAATCGCAAAGGCCACAAATGCCGAGGCGTTTGGGAAGTTTATCGGAATCCCAGCGAGAACCATTTTCGTCAGTTCGTGGTGGCTTGGCGTGTCAGTTGCATCCGATGTCGGCCATTCGACCAAGATCCTGTTTTTTGTTTTGTCGGATTCGGTGGTGGCCACCAACGTAGCACCGCAAGCAAGCCGATATTTTTGCTCAGTCCATTCGGCGGCGATCCGCTTTTTGCCCAAACGCCTTTGAATCGAGGTGAAATACTTCACCACTTCATTCAGGTTTTCGAACCGTTCTGGGCGCGGTTGCTTCGGCGGCAAGTTTTCCAACCGTTCACGAATTGCCTCCACGTCCCATTGGGCAAGGATGCTGAAACTTTTGGGGTTTTTGATGAACAAACGCGCGCGAATCCCCGCAACACGGGAAGGCCCGTAAATCTCAATCATGCCGCTTTGAATTTTCTTTGCCATGTCGCAAAGTTGAAGATAATTTTGCGCGTTTGCAAATAGGTTGTAAATTTGACGTATGGCAAAGGTGGAAATTAAAGTCAGCGGCGAAGAAATTGAGCACGTCGAATTTTGGCGCAAGGCTTTGTTAAAGCGTTGCCCCGAATTGTCGCCCGCGACGGACGCAAGCAAGGAGGGCAAGCGTTACGTCGTTACTTTGTCGGAAATTACCCAACTTGAAAAGAAATGATCCAAGGACTAATAATTGGCTGCGCTTTCTGTTTCGTCTTTGGCGGCTGTGTCGGGTGTTACATTGGCATTTGGATGACCGAGCGGCAACACGCGAAGGAACGTAAGGAGCGGCAACGCATCGCCGACCTAGTGAAAGCGGCAAGGATTGACCAACAACACAGGAGGGTTGCGCCATGATGCCCGTACTCTTGACATTGGCCGCAATCGCTGTTTTGTTCGGCTGCATTTGGGCGGTTGGCGTAGCTTTACAGGGGCAAGTGTTCGATCACGAAGAAATCCGTAGGAGAGAGGCGGAATGGGAGGAAATGGAATGAATGCGATGCAAAAAGCTTTTTCCGAGATCGGAATCTTTCAAAAGAAAGAAGAACGCGAACGCCTTGGCATTATTTCGAGGCGCGGCACGGTTGGCGATGTCGAAGGCATAAATCCAATGATGCCGATTTTTGGTCAATGGATCAATCAGTTGCAGCGTCCCGAAATCAACATTGATCGTGTACCCAAAAAGCTAACCCCAAAGGAAGCAAGGGAGCGAAAGGATGCAAATAGTCGGCTAAAGTGGGTCAACAAGAAACCAAAGCCAAAAGAGATTGTTGCTGTTGTTGTTCCGCAAGTCCACGAAAAAACCTATTGCAGCGTCACGGGAAAGCGGCAATACACCATCGCGGGTGCAAGGCGCGCGCTTCAATCCACCATTGATGCGAATCATAAAAACGTCCCTATTCGGATGTATCAATGCGATCACTGTGGAATGCAACATTTGAGCAGCAAGAAATGAACCCCCACCAATACCGCCAACTGAAACGACTCTACGATGCCCGCAACAAGGGCAACAACGAGCGCGACGCATATCTTCGGGCGTTGGTGGTTCACAAGATAACCGAGGATGAGATGAAAAAGGAAATTGAAACTAGGGAGGTGAAATGACACTTGAAGAAAACCCGCAAGCCGCAGCCGATTTGGCACTTTCTAAATTTCAGCAACAAAATGCTGTGTTTCATGTTCGGCGTTCCATCAATGGGCTTCGATCTGTTTTGAATTACGAGGGGCGAGGCTCGCTTGAGCTTCCATTTTTGGAAGTTCCGACGATGTTTCATTTTGATCTTCGAAATGGAGGGATGCGAATTTGGACAATTGACCAACTTGGAAATGAGATTGAAATATGAGCGAAAATAAGCCAATTACAGCGAAGCAGGAGGCCAACGGCATTAAATGGTCATTGGCGAAAGTTGCCAACTTAAAAGCCAATCCAAATAATCCAAGGGTTATCAAGGATGAAAAGTTTAGGAAGTTGGTCGAATCAATCCGCAAATTCCCGAAGATGATGGAGATCAGGCCAATCGTCGTCAATGGCGATATGGTAGTCTTGGGCGGCAACATGCGACTGAAAGCCTGCAAGGAACTTGGATTGAAAGAAGTACCGATCATCATGGCCGACGACCTTACGGACGAGCAACAGCGAGAATTCATCATCAAGGATAATGTTGGGTTTGGTGAATGGGATTTTGAGTTGTTGGCGAAGGATTGGGATGCTGTGGAGTTAGGGGAATGGGGGTTGGAGTTTCCGAATGAAGCTAGTGAATCATCCAATGCGGCAGCACAGGAATCTGCGTCGGCTTGGTTCCTTTCCATCGAATTTTCCAATGAAAGCGAAGCTGAGCAGCTTTTCAATCGTCTTGAATCCGAAGGCTATCAATGTAAAATAGTGACATGATGCAATTTCCAAAAACGATAGAAGTCACGCTAAAAAGCGACGTTTCCAAGTCTTTCCGCTGCAAATTGGCTGCGAATTCACTTGATATTGACGTTGAAAAGAAAAGCGTTCACCACCTGAAAATTGAAAACGTGCGCATTCCTGAAAATTGGAATGTCGGCTTGATCGTCGGCGCGTCAGGTAGCGGCAAGACAACGACCGTCACGCAGTTGTTTGGTGAATCCGTCTTTGAATCTGTGCTAAATGAAGAGTTGCCAATCATCGAACAACTACCAAAGGAATTCACCTACGATCAATGCGCGTCGATCCTTTCAGGGATTGGACTAACTAGCGTACCGTGTTGGATTAGACCCGTCAAAACGTTATCTAACGGCCAAAAGGCACGAGCAGAAGCTGCTTTGCTTATGTGTCAAGACAGCGAAATCGTATTCATAGACGAATGGACATCTGTAGTTGATCGAACGGTTGCCAAGGCAATGAGCGTTTGCATATCGAAGCACGCACGCAAGCAAGGAAAGAAGATCGTTTTGTTGTCTTGCCATTACGACATCCTGGAATGGCTGTCGCCTGATTGGTTGATAGACTGCAATTCGCAATCATTCAATTTACCTGCATCGCAGGCCTTTTTTTTTAGCGAACGGGAAAAACTCACTTTCGACATCCGAGAAATCGGACGAGAATCGTGGCGGTATTTTAGCAAGTATCACTATCTGAGCGACACTTTGCCCGGCAGCAAGCTATATCTATACGGTTTGTTCCACGGTGAAAATCAAATCGGTTTTCAGTGCTTTGCAAACTACGTTCCGCATTCAGACAAGCGAAAGAAGATCATTTATCATTCCAATCGTGTCGTAATACACCCAGACTACGCAGGTTTAGGGCTTGGAATCATTCTATCTACGGAATCTTCACGAATCGTTCAATCTAAGCTGAATTGCCGTATAATGGCAAAGTTTAGCAGCATTCCTATGTATAAGTCAAGAATCAAATCAAGTCAATGGCGGTTTTTGGGTGTTGATCGCAAAATGGGGTCAACGAAAATGGGCAAAGGGTCAAAGAGGAAGGGGCAGACATCTTTTCGAGACAAAGGTGTAAAAACGTATCAATTTGAATTCATCGGCAATGGCAAAGATTAAACCACAAGACGCAAGCGCGGCACGCGAAAGCACACCGATGCTTAAAGCTGCAATGTTGGCAGCGTTGGAGAAGTCTCTTTGCGTGGTCACTACGGCGGCAAAGACGGTAGGCATATCAAGGGAGGCGCATCGGCAATGGATGCACAACGATCCCGAATACGCGCAAAAGGTGCACGACCTAAAGGACGTTAAATTGGACTTCTTGGAGTCAATGGCCCACAAGCGAGTGAACGAGGGCAGCGACACGATGATAATTTTCCTGCTCAAAACACAGGGCAAGGATCGCGGTTACATTGAGCGTACACAGATAGAAAACAAAGAAGTCAGCAAGTTCGGCGATATGTCAGACGAAGAGCTAGACGGATTTATCGAAGCAAGTAAGCTGTGACCCGTGAGCAAAAGATAGAGATAGCCACAGCCATCGCCGAACGCAATCGGCGGTATCCTGTTCGGCCACGTCCTGAAAACAAACCCCAAACGCTTGCCATTTCGACCTATGCCGATTGGTTGTTCTACGGAGGGGCGGCGGGTGGTGGCAAGACCTATCTAATCATCATCCTTGCACTTACCCAACACAAACGAAGCTGCATCTATCGCAGAACCTACAAACAAGGCTTACAAATCCGCGACACGTTGCACCGAATTGTAACGGCAGCGGGCGGCGCGTCACGTCACGACAAGACCGAGTTTGAACTAAATGGCCGATTGGTGCATTTCCGTTCGCTGGATCATTGGGACGCAGTAGAGGGATTGCAGGGCAACGAATACGACTTGATGGCATTCGATGAATGTACCCAATTCCCTCAAATGTGGATTGATTACCTATCAACCTGGAATCGTTCACCAGACAAGGCGCAGCGATGCCGCATGGTTTTGACATCCAATCCGCCAACTAGCAGCGATGGCGCGTGGGTAAAATTGGCGTTTGCAAAGTGGATTGACGATCGACATCCAAATCCTGCAAAGAGCGGTGAAATGGCCTACTTTGTCAACGTCGAAGGGCGTTTGATTGAATGCCCAAACGGTGAACCCGTGGAAATTGACGGGCAAATTCGACACCCGCACACCCGCATTTTCATCCAAGCCAATGCTCTAGACAACCCCGATTTGGGCGAACGGTATTACAACAAACTCGATTCACTTCCAGAGGCACTAAGGCGGGCGTTTAAATACGGCGACTGGAAAGTCATGGACATGGACGGGGCGAATCAGTTTTTCCCGTCGGCGTGGGTGGAGGCGTCTGTTGATCGAGGAAGGACAATGCCCGACGGTTTGCCGATCAGGTCAATCGGTTGCGACGTTGCGACCGTGGGCGATGAATCAGCGCAAGCCTACTACGATGGGAATCGAATCGTTGAAATCGTTGCGGTTAAGGGGTTGCTCACTTCCGATGGTCACGGCTACAATGCATGGCTAAAGGCTTCAATCATCGAGCGGTTGTTGCCATTTATCCCAAAAATCGGCATTGACCCGATATTCGGCAGCGCGTTCGACATCTGCAAAGAAGATCCATTTTACCACGGTAACGTACAGCCAATCCACTTTGGAGAGGCAGCAAACGCAATGAGCGACAACGGTATGCTAGATTTGCCTAGCGTCAAGGTTGCGCTGTATTGGTATCTACGCACCCGCCTTGATCCCGATGGAGAGAACCCGATAGGCATTCCCGATGATCCTGCACTGATTGCCCAATTCAAGGCGATCAATTACCGCGTGGACGGGCGCAAGGTGGTACTCGAAAAGAAATCAGACATGAAAGAGCGCGTCGGATTCAGCCCGGACCGCCTTGAATCCTGCATCTATGCAATTGCTCACGAAATCCTTGGCGGTGCTGACCCGTTGGCGGCGATGTATGGCTAAGAAAATTTTCGCTACATTCGCAGCATGAGCAAAGTCACGCGACTACTTGCCCGCATGGTGGGCGCATTCTTTTACACTTTGGCGGTGGTGATCTTCACGGCCAAAGGCTCGTTCGTTGAAGGTCAAAAAGAAATAGAAGAAGACAATGGACAGAATTGAACGAGCTAAGGCAGCGTTGCGCAGCCATAACGAATCCACAAAGGCGGTCGGCGGATGGGGCGGCAACGTGACAACCCATTGGGGCGGCGCGGCAAACAATCCGCTTTTGCAAGTCATCGGCGATCCTTGCGAGTACAAGCAAGACCCACGAATAAAGCTGCCCAGCTATCGGGCGTTAACCAAAGCCCTTTCGATCATTCAATTGGCGATCAAGACCCACGCCGACTTCATTGGTACGCCGAAGATCGTTGAAGGCAAAGGAACCAATAGCAAACAAGCCGTGGCCGTGTTGGATAAGTTTTGGGCGGAAATCCCAATACACGGCCAATACATCAATGACATTTCCGCCGACCGTGGTTTGGAGTCGTTTACTCAGTTGGTCATCCCCGAAACATTCCGCAACGGCAGCATCTTCTTCCAACTGATGCGCGGCGACACGTTGCCAAAGTCACCAATCACGGGTTTGAGGCTGTTTGATAGCTCCAAATTCGACTACGTTATCAATCCCTCCGACCTTGAGCGGGTTGTTTTGCAATACACCGCACCGACAAACGTGATCGATGTAACGGCGGCAATGGGCATTAATGAGCTACATTTTGCCCGCAATGCTGACTTCCCGTGGGGTTTGCCGATTGCATACGGTGCCGAATTGTACGCTGAAAGGTGGATTCGGGCGTTGATTTCATACGTCAATGGCACGATCAGGAAGGGCGATCCGATTGGTATCACGTTGATCGGATTTAAAGCACCTCCGAGGGGTATTATGACCGATCAAAAGGAATACGCAGCAGAGGCGGCGCAGATGGTTGCGAACACCCAAACGCTCAAATCTACGCACCGCGAAGCCATCCAAAAGCAACGCACGACGAACCAACCACAAGACGAGGTGTTGGTGTTGCCGGGCGATGTTTCGATGAATTCGACCTACTACGGCGCAGGCATTGACCTACCACCAAATTTCAAAGACCTTGCCGACGTGCTTTTGCAGGGTATCGCGTCGGCATTGGGCGTTCCTCCCTCATTCCTTGGCTTGTCGCAAGGTGCAAGCGGTGGATTCAGCGGCGAGCTATTCAAGATTCAAAAGGAATCCATGAAACGCACCGCCGACGGTGAGCGGCGAATGTTGGAGCAGAATTGCCTACGCCGAATCTGCGATCAGGTGTTGAGGGACAACAAGATCATCGTAACGCCCGACGCTTACGGCTTCGAATGGGATGAGGTGGACACGTCAGACGAAAAAGTTGAAGCCGAAACGCGCAAGATCAACGCAGAAGCCACGGCGATTGAGTTGTTGAACATCACTGACATTTCAACGACATTGAGCGGCGTAAAGAATCCTGCAAATGCGTTGAATTACTACCTTGATGAAATTTATCGCGAAGAATGGAAGGTCTAAAAGCCCTGAACGCATTCGAACGCCAAAACCTTGAATCAGTCGCAACGGCGCGACCCATGCGGGCATCCAATCCCAAACGGAGCGGCAAGATGGAGCGCATCATGCAGAAGGGAATGCGCGAAGTGGCTGACTTGCATATTCAGTTTCTAGGCAAGTGCATAGAGGCGATTGGTTCGTCTTTGGCTTATGCGCGATCCACGGCTAAATCAGTCGCCGTACACCCGCGCGATTGCGAATGTTGCACAACAGAGCGAACCAAGCGCGGGCCGAACCCGTTGGAGATCAATTTTGCAGTAGATACCAAAATCAACCAAGCCGCTCAGCAGCTATTCAGTGACTTGTGGGGAACGACCGACATCAATGCACAAACACCGATTCAGCGAACGCTTTACGAGTTGGTGCAAGAGGCATTGGCCGACGGTTACGCGCAAGCGGAAACAGCGTGGGAGAAACGAGCCGCAAAGGATGAAGCGTGGGCGGCTGCGAATCCGTTTCCTGCATCTCCGATTAAGCCAACCGCCAACATGCGATGGCTGCAACAGATTCAAGATCGGGGATTTACCAACGTCAGGGATAAGGTTTTTCAGCAGCTTACACCCGACCTAAAGCAATCCATTTACGAGCAGGTTGCAAGCGGTCTTGATGTTAGGCAGATCGCCGAAAACCTATACAGCTCATTTGGCGCGGGTGGCGTTGTCGGGCCATTCACAACGGGAAGCGGCTATCTTTGGCAGTGGCAACGATTGGTAAGAACAGAGGCCCACAATGCGGTTTTCCACGCCAACAATGAGGAGTTCCTAGACACGGGAGCGGTTGCTGTTCGTTGGTCAAAGGCCACGAATTCATGCAAAATCTGCGATGGAATCGCGTCGTTTAATTCGGGTTACTATCCGATTACGAGCATTCCGGAACCACCGCACCCGAATTGTAGATGCTCGACCAACCCCGTGTTTAATTTGCCGAAGGGGATAACGGTGTAGGTATTTTGGGGCTAACAAATTTACAACTAAACCCCAATATAACAAGCGATTCCCAATAAAACCCCAAAATCCTTTCTACTTTCGCAGCAATGGCAATGAAAGTCGCATTTCTCCCTTGGATGGAACACGTCGCAATTGACGGAGCAAAGCGCGTCGGCAATACCCTCGTTTTCGATCAAGCCAAAACCGAGCAGGAAGTAAAAACCCTGTTCAATAAGGCAGGGCGCGACAACGAACTAGGCCTTTCATTGGATCATAAAGCGGTAAGTGGTGACGAATTGGCGATGTTGAAAAGCCAATTTCCAAACCTCAACTTCGATTCAGGCAAGGTATTCAAGTGCGTTGCCGCGAATACCAAGCTTGACCGCGACGTGGAGCAATTCAGCCGCGAAATCCTTGAACTATTCGCCAAACAGATCAATGCCAAGCCCGTCACGCTGATGTGGCAGCACGACCGCGAAACACACGGCTTAGGTCGGATGTTCGGAGCGTCGGTCAACATTTCGCAAGGTGGTCAGGACTTTGATTTGGTTGCCCATATCCTTGTATCAAACGAGGCCCGCATTCCCGACCAAGGAGAGCGCAAACTTGCACCCGCCGTTGAAGATCAGTACGTGACCGACGTATCGATTGGATTCAGGGCATGGGGTGAGTACAAGGAGGTAATGGTGAACGGCGAAAACCGATATATCTACACCTACGGAATTTACCCCGAAAGGCCCGAAACCAAAGACGCTTATATCCGCGAAATTTCCTTTGTGGACTTTGGCGCACAAGTCGGGGCACAAACCTTCAAGGCTGCAAATCATCAAATTGAATTCATCAAAGAGAATAAAACAATGACTAAAACAGTGAATATCGAAATCGGCGGCGTTCAACACGCCATCGAAATCGAAGCCACGGGCGACGCGATCACCGTGAAAGGTGTTGAGGTTGCTCAATTGGCTATCAAAACCGCGACCGACGCAGCAACGGCCAAAATTGACGGGCTGCAAAAGTCGGTTGATTTGTTTCGCGCACCGATTGAGGCTGACGTAGTGAACGCCAGAATTGCAGGATTAGACACAGAAACCGTCAAATCCTTTGCACCTGAAAAGCTCATTGCTACCGCGCAAGAAGTGGCTAAGGCTGTGATTGTAAAGCAGCCAGAGCCAGAAAAAGCCAAACCCATTCACGATTTCTCACAACTTCAACACTAAGGAGCTATGAATACCAACGGAGGGCAACGCCCTAAGACTTTGGGCCTGTGGAAATACAGCGCGCAAACGATCAATGAAAGCAACTTGCCGACACTCGCATTTTCGGCGGCTGTCAGCTACTCGGGTGCAGCGGCTGCGCAAAAGTATCTAGACATGCAGGATCAAACGCAGTGGGTTTGCTCAGGCATCCCTCAGTTGTTTGTGAACCATTTGGGTATCTTGACCACCGACACCCTCGACGGTGCGCTTGGATCATTCCGCGCCTACTGGCAGGGCTACTTGAATATCCTGAGCAGCGACACCCCCGGACTCGGTGATACCCTATATTGGGATGCAACAAACAAGCGACTCACCACCACGGCAAGCAACCACAAAAAGGCGGGAACCTGCATGAGTGCAACGCTTACGGTGGTCAGCACTGCCGTACTTGGTAGCTTGCCCGTCGGCTCATGGGTCAACGTCTTCATTCATCCAATGATCTAATCGAGGGAAAATAAAATGAACTTGAAACAATTCAACAGCGTGGGTCATACCCACCACGACGACGAAGCCGCCCTTGTTTGGAACGAACGTCGCAAGGCAATCGCCGCCGCAGTTTTTGCATCGGCCATTATTGACCCAAAGGCAGCAGCCGAGGCCGTTCAAAACTTGATCGGAGACGACAAGGAAAAACGCGCCAAAACCATTGAGCATTTGTGCAAGGCAGCGATGTCAATCAGCGACAGCGATTTGGGCCGTGTCAACCTCGTCACCGAGCGTTACAAGACAGTGACATCCGCCGTTATGCCAATGCTCGGAACGACCGTACAGGTTTTCACAAACCTCGCAGACGAGCGCAACCTCGACATGCAATGGCGGCAGTGGTTTGGCGTTGATGCCCTGCAAGGCGGCTTGAAAGGCAGCTTGTTCGACATCCTTAACAATGTCGTTGGCTACGAATTGAACGCCGACACCGACGACATCCCCGCATCCGATTTTATGTCGGCAACGTGGGCCTCAATTTTGCCAGAATACAAGGGTTCGCGCGTTCGTGTGAGCCGTGAAATTCTGCAAAAAGACCCAATGACCACGATCAATGGGATTGTGGTGGCGATCCGCTACGCCTTGGAAGTGCTGAAAAGCCAATTGGCATACACCGCAACACAAGCAGCGATTACCGCCGCCAACGGCGCAGGCTACACAACCGCCTACACTTCGTCAAGCGTCGTTTTGACAGTGAATGCGGCACGTTTGGCCCTGTTTCAGCGCAATTTTGACCGTGGTTGGAGCCTTGACGGAACCACCCCCGCGATCCTTGTCGCAAACGAGGCCCACCGTGGCATCATTGAGGCAGCTTTTACGCTGACCACCAACACGCGCACGGAAAGCGCAAACGGTACGGTTATCGTGCAATATCCTATCACAAGGGTCTACACGTACAACCTCTCCGCCGACCTTGGAATCAGTGGATCGAAAGCCGCTTTGATCTTGCCAGCGCGCAAAAACCGCTACGGTATTTTCAAGGATGCAAGCATTGAGAGCTACTTGCGCCAAGAAAACAATGCGGTAGTAGTTGATGGCCGCGAAGGCTACAACTTCATCACCGATACCCAATCGTATCAAGTTTTGACAATCGCTTAATGTGAAACAAGATGGCAATCGAGACAATTAACGGCGTAGCACACGCCAAGCAGATTTTGAAGGATGCAGGTGTATTGATGCCCTTTGACAAGGGCTATCAGGCGCACATCGAAGCCAAAGCCAAGGCAGCAGAAGCCGCCGAAGCAAAGCAATCCAAGGAATCCAAGAAGTAGTCTTGGCTCACTCATTCAGCAACAATAGGCCCGTCCGTCAAAAAGGCGGGCCTTTTTTCTAAAACAACATGGCACGAAAAATAGCAATCAAGATTTTCACAGCCAAGGGCTACTGCGAAGTCACCGACTACGATGATGTATCATTCGTCATAAACAACACCTTTGGCACGGGAATGGGCGCGTTTTCCTTTGATTTCCCAAATGCGGCGGGGACAATCATGGGATTGACCGAGACAGCATCGCAACGACGCATTCAATTTGCATTCGATGAGGTTGCATTGTTTCAGGTAAATGATCTGAACGTCGTTACACTTGACCTTTTTGAGATGAGGGATGCGCTTGCGCCCTATTTTTTTAGTGTAGGGATTGGTGGATTTAAATTTTACAAAGAGGTAGTTTTCACCAATTCCCAATTACTGAACAATCTCGATTGGAGCGGCGGCGCAAGTCCTTTGGTGGTGTTGCCCGCAATTGCCGGCAGCTATTACAGCTCAATGCTATTTTGCCATGAATTGACCTACGCAACGGCGGCATTCACTAAGTCAAGTCAGCCGGGTTTTTATAGTCACGTTCCGGCAGCAGGTTCGGCGGCACTACTTGTAAGCCTTCCAGTCACTGCCCTGAATTATGCAGGGAATCGGGTTGTTCCAAATATTCAGCCCCAAATGTCATCTACGCACGTGATGCCGATCTACGGGGTGAATGAGCAAGTTATTTACAAGCTGGCAAACAGTGAAAATCAAACCGTTGGCGGCGGTTCGGTTAAAATCAAAGTTTGGTACAACATTGAACGCTTCGGATAATGCCAACCCAACTCACACAGCCAACAGGATCTCAATTAGTACCCCTTGCACCAAGCGGGGCGGTTACGACATTGGGAACCCTGACAGCAACACAAATCGACGCAATCGTTGCCGCCGACGCTGACAGCAACCCTGTCCGTGAAGCGTGGACGCACATCGACGGGTTGGTTGGTCGGGCATTGACTGCCGTTACTTATCCCTTTGCATATCGGGCAATGATCGCGGCATGTCGTTACGAGTTGTTGGCCTATGACCGTGTAAATCAAGAAGGCATACCAAACACGCAAGGCGGTGGCATCCTGATTGAAGCCTACAATGACAAGATGGCGCGTTACGCCTCACAGGTGGGCGTAGAATTGCGTCAGCTTGGAATCTATTCATCGAACTACTTTGTTTTCCTACAAGCCACAGCCGAACGAATCGGCGGGGCGGAAGAAATTTTAATCACTGATTACAATGGCACGGACTGTTAATATAGCCCTCACAATTACGGGAACTGACACCACCAACGTCACGACCAATAGCAATATCAGCAATTTTGTTGAGCTGATTTTTCCATCCAAGGACAGCGCGCTTTTGGACTCATTCAACATCGAAATCCCTGCAAAGACGGCGGCGACTTCGATCAAGTCACAGGCAGCGGTATTGGCAGGAGTGACCAACGTGCAATTCTATTTGTTCATCACCTACAACGCAGCAGAACCAACGAAAAAGGTTGAGGTAGTGATCGACTCAGCCGCAACCGTTGCCAACGATTGCGCGGCAGGCATCTACACAAGCACGATCACGCTTGCAACTATGTCGCTTGTCAACCCTTGCACGGTTCAGGCATTCTTTTACGAGGCATACTAATTCCCAAATGGCAGTAAACGACGAAAAGGCACTCAAGAAACTCGCAGCAGCGCGGGCAAATGTCGTCGTGGCTGCACGCGAAGGAATTAGGGATGCAGGGGCGTTCATGCGGGGAAAGATCACAGACGTTGTGATTAACTCGGCAGGTAACGCGGCCGACGGAGGCAACGCGCCACAGCCACCACACCAATTGAGCCAAGGGCGTTACGTGCGTAGGCGTACGGGCGCATTGGTTGGAGCGGTTCAAATGCGCGTCAAGGCAAACGCAGTCCGAATTTACATGAACGAGGGCAAAGCGGCTTATTCGATGAAGGTTTTGGATTGGAGCCGCAAGCGCTACGGACGCACGTTTATGACCATCGCAGTGCAGCAGTACGGCGGCGCAATCAAAACGATCTTCGCCCGTGGGATCAGGGAAGCCGTTGACGCAGCCGACGCAGGGACGATGTACACCTATCAGAATCACTATCCGATCACGTGACCACCACCCAATCCATATCGCCCCGCATAACCCGCGACAACGCAGGTAACGGGCAATTCACCAGCGGCGAAGCGGCTTTGCTGTCACTGTTGGCGATTGGTGACGTGGCGGTCTTTGAGATTGGATTTGTGGAGCAGGTAACGGGGTTGCAGACGTTCGCGGCAAACACGACGGGAACGACGGGAACCCGAACGATTGCATGGGAATTCCGTTGGAAAAATTCAGGCGGCACGTTCACTGCATGGGCTACGCCTACCAATGTTGCACTAGCAGCCATTGCGCCCGATGAAGATTTGCCATTTTACATTGAGATTCGGGCAACACGTGGCGGGGCTGACGCAACTGGCATCATCGAAATCAACTCTTTCGCATTTGCGTACACCTACAACCCGCAAGCGGTCACGGGTTACGGGATGATTTCGCAGGAGAACTTGCACGGTGACACCATCGCTCTGTTCATTGCTATCATTCAGTCGTGGGTTTGGCAAGTATCGGGCGGCGATCACTATGACGTAGTTTACAAGCCCCGCGAATGGGTTTACAATACGGTAAAGCCGACGATCTACCTGCACGGCTTGACCCAATTGGACACCGAGCAGCAGACGATCGGCACGATGCAAAAGAACGCCCAAATAAGCATCGGAATTAAGCCCGTGGTGAACAAAACGACGGGTTACGATCAACAGTTGAGCCGATTGTTGGCCATGTTTGACCCCTTCCAATACGGAAAAACTGAATTCGATTTCACTTTTAAGGGAGTCGAATACATCGCGGCCAAAATGGGGGACGTTGGTTTACAGATTTCGGCAACATCGGGCATGCAGGAATTTGAAGACCAATCAACGCAGACTTGGTATCACGAATTCACTATCGCATTTTCCTTGAATTTTTATAATTTTGCTCACAGTTAACTAAAGAATATGGCAACTCAAAGAACATTTTCGCCAAGCAATCAGAATTCCAAGCTCCTTGCGTCATCCAAGCGCACTGAAGTTTACTTTGTGCCTTACGGATCAACAAACGATCTCGGCGTGGCCCGATTCAGTGGCCGCAATGGTTTCTACAAAGGCACGACACCTACCTTCGTGCAAGCTCAGTGCTTGCTTTGCTCAATGTCGGAACTTGCCGAGATTGGGATCACGATGGAGGGTGAGGAAAAAATCGTAATGCCGGGCAAGCGTGACGATACCCGCTACGATGGCAGCAGCTACTCGACAAGCATCACCCTCAAAGGCAACGCAATCGGAACCATGAAATTTATCTTGGGTATGAATCCGAGCGACAATGAAGCCATTTCATGGGGGCGTGGTGACTTTAATCTTTGTGGCGGGCTTATCATCCACCGCTACGCCGACAACAACGACCTCAAATCTTCTACGTTCGTCAAAGATGTAAAGGTGAAGGTAGAAAACGTGTCGGGCGTTGCCAATTCGGGCGAAAACCAACAAATGTTTACCTTTTACAATGAGTCGGCAGAAAACAACGTCTACACGGTGTTTGCCAACGGCGCGGTCGTTCCGAAGTTTTACGCTTCCATTTTCGTTGATGATGCGGCGTCTATCACGAACGCCGACGCTCCCGACGGAACGAAAACCGCCTTCGCCTTGGACAATGTGAACAACAGCGTCACGACCACGCCACCTCAGCCGATTCAGTTCAAGGCAAGCAATACAGGCTACAAGCAATATTTGGCCCTGTTGCGCGTGAATGGTACGGAAATCGAGGCATCATCGGCAGCATTCGCCACCGCCGCAACTTACGCCACTGGAACGATCACTTTCGGAGCCGCACCAGCTGACGGTACTTCGATTTTGGTGGTTTGTGCCGTAGACGGTAACGCCTACGAGATGCCGCTCGATCACGCCAACAACGGCGGGAACTTGTTGCTGTCGGAAGACTTCATGGGAATGCTCTAATGCGGGTTTTGGGTTCGCATAACGCAAAAACGCCTCCTAATGGGGGCGTTTTTGTTGAATAAAGTATGAAAAATGAGTTCTAAAATAGGGATAGTTGAGACTCCTTGAATCGTTCACCCACTTTTTCGAGATTCATTATTGCTTGGCGAAAATACGATTCCTTCAACTCTATGCCGATTGCCTTGCGACCTTGCGACACTGGAGAAAACACCTCGCTGCCAACGCCCATAAATGGGGTCAATACCGTGTCGTTTGGGTTGCTGTACAATTCCACAACCCGATCAATGACATCCAACTGCAACGGGTGTACGTGCTTTTCATCGTCTTCATCCTTGCTTTCTTGGAACGGCAACACCTCGTCAATGCGAATGTCATCCCATACGCTCGACATGTAACGGCGATAGATAACGTGGCTCAGGATGTTGCCTTTGTGATCGCCTTCATAGTGTTCGAATTGCTTTTGAAGCCTACGAAGAACCGTATTTGATAGTTCAATGTAGTTTTCTGTCTCGGAGTTGTCCAAAAATGTCGTGGTATCTGGCAAAATTGGGATCGCGCCGTAGTATCTTTTGAGTCCCTTGGCGTGGGTCACAGGTTTTTCACAAACGCCTTTTTTCCTGAACAAAAGAAGGTAATCGGGCGTAGCTGGAAAACATTCTGTGGCATCCTCGACAAGAGTTTGATGTGTGAGGCTTTTGAGCATTGTCCTAAGCCTTACCTGAAAAGGTTCTTTCCAAATCGTGATGCGTCCTTTGTACTCGAAACCGTGGCGGGCGTGGGACTCAATGACTGCATTTGGGAAATCCCAATACGCGCCATTTCGCGAAACAATCTCCATGACGTGAACCGCCGAAATGCGGCCATCCTTGGTAACGCGACCGATCTCCTTGATAAGAAATTCGTACATTTCCATGAACTGTTCGCGGCTGTCACAGTTGGAGAAATCGCGTTCGGAGCTGGAATAGTTGTAAAGCCCTGCAAATGGCGGGCTATAAACACTCAAATCAATGCTTTTGTCGGGCAAAGTTGGCAAAACTTCCATGCAATCGCTGTTGTAGATTGCGTAATTGTCGGTAATAACTTGATCATGAACCATTTTAGATGAATTTTGGGAGTTGAATTTCTTTTGAAAATGTTTTGGCCTTGTCAGTATTGACACCGCCTGTCATATTGGTGAGAATGGAAAACATTTCGTCGGCTTTCTCCATTTTCTGATTGAGTGACCGGATCAGCTTGGTTTGTCCCTCGGAAAGAATTCGGTCGGCGAATACTTCCCTCGTTTGCCCAAACCTCCAGAACCTGCGAATCGATTGATACCATTGCTCATAGCTGTAAGTCGGAAAATATGTCGTGTGGTTGCAGTGTTGCCAATTGAGGCCAAAGGCTGTAATACTTGCCTTGGTAATCAGTTTCGGAATTTGCCCGTCAGCAAACGCCAATAGGATTTCCTCCTTTTTGTCAATACTCATTGATCCTTTGACCTGAACCGCCGACCTATCCATTTTCTCGATCAAGTCAGCCTCTTTATTCAGGTTGCACCAATATACCGACGTGGCGTAGTTGGATGACACCTCCACAGCCTTTTCGCATCTTGGCTCGACAGTGACGCTTCCCTCGGATCTCAATTCGCTCATGGTCTTGGCCTCAATTGTGAATAGTGAGTGTTGACCATTGACCACAAGCGGAACCCCATTTTTTACAATGTTGTCGCGGATGTGCAACTTTGGCAAAACATGCCGCGAATCATCAAAGCCAATATCGGACGGTTTACGAACCGACATAGACCAAGACGAAACCCATCGCCAAAAATCGTCCTTGGCGTGGCCCTTCAAAACCCACTTAACGCCGATGCCGATAGGGCTGATCGTGTCTTGGTTGTTCACAAAATACTTAGTCAGCATGTCAACATATCCAAGATGACCCAAGGCTTCCGAACTCGTTCCAAGTTCCACGAAGTCATTAGGTGACGGGGTTGCCGTGGAAAGAAACCGATATTTCACCTTGCGCATAAATGCGTTGACTTGATTCCTGATTTGCCCCTCATCGTTTTTGAGGATGCTGGATTCGTCCAAAATCACCGCCTCAAAATCATTTGGATCAAAATGGTGCAACCGTTCGTAGTTGGTGACGACGATCTTGGTTTTTATTTTCCCGTCCTTGGAATAGGAAATGTCGCCGATATCAATCTTTGCAGCCTCTTTGATGAACTGAAAGGCAACCGCCAACGGGGTAAGGATAATGACACGGCCATTTGTTTTGCGAATGATGTTTTCAGCGATTGCCAATTGCATCAATGTTTTGCCTAGTCCCGTGTCGGCAAACATCGCGGCCCGTCCTTTTTTCAAAGCCCATTGAATGATATGGCGTTGAAAGTCAAACGAGCAATCAGGGAACCAATCAGGCTCAAACCCGAAATTTCCTACGGAGTGCCTTTTGCGCTCTAAAAACTCTTTATACTCACTCATTTTTCAAGAAATTAATAATGCAAATATACAAATAAATTGGATATGCAATAGAAAAAAGCCCCGCAGATGGGGCGTTGGTGGTCATTTCAGGCGGTCGCCGTAGTTTTGATAGACGTAGTGCAGGGCAGTGATTGCACCACCATCGCCGTAAATGTCGCCGCTTTGATTGATTCTGTATTCCTGACCATCAATGGCGACAAAGGCATTGAATACACCCATTCGGGGTTCGGCATCAACGCCACCAAACTTGCACAGCCATTCGGCGAACTTCTCAGCGTATTCCATTGCGTACTTTGCCGAATCTTCAACGTGCGGGACGTTTTCGAAGTCGTCGTTCAATTCGCGGTCAGGGGTGTTCATAGCGCGTCAATTTGAGATTTTGCCCACACCTTTAAAGCGTCGAACTTTTGCAGGATGCCACCAACGATCAAATCGTCTGCAAATTCCGCAGGGGCGGTCAATGCAAGCCCATCAATCCACGTGGTGAGCTTCTCCTTTTTGGGAGCCTTTGCAGCTTTGTCGGCGGCGGCTTTGGCTGCCTTTTCATCGGCCAATCGTTGCGCCTCAATGCGGGCCTTTTCTGCAAGTTCTGCGGCTTCTTTGGCCTTTGCAGCGCGTTCAAGTTCGGCGATGCGGTCTTGTTCGGCTTTCAGCTTTGCAGCAGCCTCGGCGCGTTCCTTTGCGGCCTGTGCTTCGATTGCGTCGCGTTCTGCTTTTGCTTTTGCCTCAGCTTCCAACCGTTCGCGGTTCGCCTTTTCCTCAGCTTCGCGGCGTTCCTTTTCTGCCCTTTGGCGTTCAGCTTCGACCCTTGCACGTTCGATGGCGAGTTCCTTTTCCTTGGCCTCGGCTTCGGCTTTCAGTCGGGCATTTTCGGCGGCGATGCGGGCACGTTCTTCGCGCTCGGCATTCTCTTTGGCGATCCGTTCGGCTTCAATGCGTTCAGCCTCTTCTTTGTCGGCTTGGATCTTTGCTTTCAAGCCACCAATAAGCGCGTCGAATGCAACGTCGGTCATAAAATCAAGGCCATTGCCATCGAAGTAGCCCAAAGGTGCAAGGATTGCGAGGCGATCAGCTTTGAGCTTTGCGCGGCGGTCGGCTTCGAATCGCTCCGCGAACTTTTCTTGGTTTTCGAGTTGGCCCTCCAAATGTTTGAAGGTCAATTCCATCATTTGCCCCGACTTAAGCCAAAGTTTGTCCTCCAAAGTGTAGGCAGACATGGCCTGCTGAACGCTTGCCCGCTTTTCCTTCACCAACTTTTCAGCTTCAAGGCGCATTGCCCGCAAGCCCAAACGACCTTCACGCGCCATGTTCATCGTGATTGTGTCGGTCGGATCAGTGACGACAATTGTGTTGATCTTTTCCGACCACTCAGAAGCCTTTGCAAAGAATCGGCCAAGGGTTTCGCCGATTTCGTTTCTTTTTTCGACCTCAAGCCCGCTTTGATCAAGCAACGGGGCGAGTTCTGTGCTGTACTCACTCATATAATTTTGGGTTAAAGTGAAATAAACTACTGCAAAGATACAACTTATTTGGATTAAACAAAATTCTTTGTAACTTTGATGAAAATTAAGACGATGGAAGAAAAACTAATCGCAGTGCTTGCGCAGCACGCTAGCAAACTTCAAAAGAAACGAGATGCGCTCATATCTCAGTTCACCGACGTAGCCCCGTTTTTTTCGCATGGCTTTTGCGGCAAGCTCAAAGTACATGGATGCGGGAAAGATTCAAATAAATGGCTTGTTTCATCGATCAATGGGTACTTTACGATTGAGTTCGATGGCAACCGAAGTGATTTTCACGAATTCGAACTTGATGAACTGTATTCGCTATCGGGCCTAGAAGCCCGTGACGCTGTGGCGGAATCAGACAAGGAAATCGCTATGCTTCAAAAGAAAAACGAGGAGCTTTTCAATGAATGCGTACATCGGCAAAGAGCAAAGGGCGCGGGAAATTCATTGTATGATTTGATCATCTTGGCCCACGAAAAGGGGGTGCCGATGATTACAAAGTCGTACATGTTGCTCAATGGGCGTCCCGATCAGATTCCCGTATATACATGGGCATCTACTACTCACGAAAACCCGATTTCTCATATCATCGACCTACTTGAGCAGCGAAATGCCGAACGCGCCAAATCCGCCGCCAAAGATGATGAAATCGAAGCCATCAAAGCCGAAAACAAGCGGCTGAGGGATGCGCTTTTGGACATCGAAGATGATGCCAACGCAAAGGCAGTTTTGGGCGAATCACTTAATACGAAGTCAATTTTAATGTCAGCGCGTCACGGACTTGGTCTCGCAGGAATGGAGGTGAACCGTGACTGAGCAAGAAGTAATTCCATTGCGCCCAATCCTTGAACGCGCTAGGCTTGCCCTTGACTTCATTGGCATCAAGTACCGGATCGAATGGGACATGATCGAACTAAGGGACGGGGGACAAATTTGGACTGAAAACGGAGACAATCTCAAAACGTCACCAAATGGGGCCTTGGTTTATCTGAATGCAATCATCAAGAAAATGGAGGTGGGTAATGAATGAGCAAGAAGCACGAAACGCGCCACTGTGGGAGGTTTGGGATCGTTTTCAGGCAGCACTCGACATGATCGAAATGGATGACCCCAATGCGCCCGATACGACGATGGGAGGCAAATGGGGTACTCCGCCAGGCGAATATGGGCGAATGGCTGCAAAGATGGTTGCTATGTTGCGTGGCGTACTGTTGGAGCGGTGCGAAAAGGTCAAGGACACATACGGCAACCACGATTCGTTTTCGCTTGCCCACGATGCGGAAGGTAGGTGGATCATTGACATTGAACACCATGGACAAGATCGGGAAGATGATGCAGACACCGCCCGAAACATGTCAGCCGCCTACGCTTTCATGGCGTGGGAACTTGAACAACGAAAGGAGGTGAAGGG